TAATATAGTATTATTATCCTATTAAAGTAAGGAATTTTTTATGAGAGCCGTTGAACTCTTATCCAATAAATTTGGAGTCAGTCAATTATATCAACATGATGTAAAGAAAGATGGTGAAGTTGTTCTTACTATTTTTTGGCATCCATTAACAATTGCTGAAAGAGAATCTATTCAGAAAAAATCTGGTAAAGCTGAAGATGCTAATGATTTTGCTTTATCTTTAATGATTCAAAAAGCTTTAGACGATAAAGGTAAAAGACTTTTTGCTGATGGAGACAGAGCAACTCTTCGTAGAGAAGTTGAAGCTGCTGTATTGCAAGAAATTCAATTGGCAATGCTTGAATCTGGAGCAGATAAGGAGGTGGCAGAGGTAGAAAAAGACTTGAAAAGCGAATAAAGAATGGATCTTTTTATTTTCGTTAGCAAAAGAATTAGGTAAAACCGTTAGGGAGTTAACAAGAGAATTAACAAGAGAAGAGATGGTTAGTTGGGCTGCTTATTTTAAGATTCAGAATGATGAAATGGAGAAAGATAGAGAAGCTGCTCAAAGAGGTAGTGCTACTAGAACGCAAAAGAGGTAAGATAGGTAATATTGTTTGGTACGAGAGGAGTGGCTGGTAATTATACCCGTACTATTGAATTTACTGCTAAAGACGCTCAAATAAAAAGAGCAGTAGAAAAGCTTGCAAAATCTTTAACTACTATAGATAAAATTGTTGATAAGATTAATGGCAAATTTGTTAAAAATCTAAAAGGTTCTATTGGTGATATTAGTAAAGAATTAAAGAACACAATTAAGGTTGCAACTGACTTAGGTAAAGTTTTTAGTGACAATGCAAAGAAGGCAAAAAGAGTCACTGTAGAGATGCAGAGACAGGCGATGATCGCCAAAGTTCAAACGAAAAACGAAACAAAACAAATGAAAGAGCTGTGGGGAGCTTATAACTCTCTACAGAAAGGAAAAGGGATACGAGTTTCTTCAAAAGAAAGAGGAAGTGCTGCTTTTGGTGGAGGATTAAGAGGGAAAGGTGAGGCTGCTCTAAGTAGTACTCAGAACGCAGCACTTTTAGAAGCTCAACAAAAATTAAAAAGTTTTTTAACGCAAGTAGGTCAAGCTCAAACAGTTTTTGCTAAGAATGAACAAGGATTAGAAAGACAAGCTGCTGGATTCAGACGGCTTGCCTCTAGCATTGATCTTTCTAAAGAAGCGATAAGTCAACAGACGGAAGAATATAAATTATATCAAAAAACAATTATTGCTAGGACAAGGGTTAGCACCAGCAGCAGAAAAGTTTGGTACTTACGACACAGCCGAAACGCTTTTAGGCAAAGACGCAGGTAATACTCTTGCTGAAATTAATTTATACAAAAGTCAATTAGAAGATGCTGTTCAATTTATAGAGATAGGTACGGAATTATGGGATCGAACGAATTCAAAAATTGAGAATATTAATACAAGTTTAGGAAAAAACACAGAAACAACTAGAAGAATAAAAAAAGAAGAAAAGGAGCGTACAAACGAATTAAAAGCACAGAGGAAAATACTTGATGATATAACAAAAAGAGATACGCAAAGAGTAAAGAAAGGAGTGATGGAACTCTTTGGTGTAATGGGAGGAAAAAGAGGGCCGCTTCCTCAACTTGCATCAATAAATTTACTTTCAAATGGGATACAAAAACTAATTAGATTTGTACCATTTTTAGATCAAAAATTAAAAGCACAGGTAAGGAGTTGGGCTGAAGTAGGCAAAGTGGCAACAGGAGTTTTAGGAGGAATAACTCTTGCTTCTGGTGTCCTTACTAAAACTTTAGGTGCAACGACATGGGTTGCTGATGCCATAAAAGGATTTATTCAATTTGAAGATGTTGCTTCAAAAGTAATTTGGAGCATTGAAGGACAAATGAGTAAAGCTTTCTCTCTATTTGGAAGGCTTGCTAGAGAGCTTCCAAATATAGCTTCTGCGGCAATGATGGTTATGCCTGAAGCTCTTGGGGGAGCAGGTTTACCAATGGGTGACGCTGCTGGCTTCTTTAGTAAAGGTAGTGCTTATAACGAATTAGCCGCAAAAGTACAATCATTAATGTCAGGAAGGAATGAAAGCAGAAGATATGGAAGACAAGGGCCAACTGATTTACAAAAAGATCAAAGAAGACTTGAATGGTATAACAAGCTTTTAAGCCAGAGAAATAGGACTGCTGACGATTATGTAACGATCTTGAATAAAGCAGCTCAAGTGGAACGGAATATTTCTAGGGAAACAAAAATACAAGCAGATATGCGAGCTAGAGCTAATGGTGAACTAGCAAAACAAAGACGTATTCGTCAGGCAGAGATCAGGAGGGCAAGACAACAAAAGAGAAGAGAAAGAAGTACAGGATATTTCAATGCTTTTGATGATAGGGCTGAAGCTTTTGAGTTCCAACGAGCTGAACAACAAGCTCAGATTTACATGAGGAAGGATGTTCAAAGCATGATGACAGGTATAGATCCCAATGATGATCGCAGAGTAACAAAAGAAGCATGGGAGAGACTTCAAAGAAGACGCAGTAATAGGAAGCAGATGAACGCAAGAACAAGAGAAGGTTTGATGTTAGGAGCTGGTTTCCCTATCTTGTTCGGTGGTGGACTTGGCTCTGTAGCAGGTGGAGTCGGTGGCGCACTTGCTCAATCGAAGATGGGGCCAGGTGCAGGTTTTGGAGCGCAAATACTTTTAAGTGCTTTAGGTCAGTCGATTGATGCTTTTGTTGTTAAGACAGCAGAGATGGGTAAAGCTTTAGGAGACTTCACAAAAGACACAGGAGCATTAACGGAGGCATTAGGGCTTGCTGGTACTGCTGAAGGACAAAGGATTAAAAATATACAAGCTGCTGAAGGTGAACAAGCTGCTTTTGACGCCACTGTCAAACAATTGACTGCAACTGTAGGAGAAGTAGGAGTTCAGAGATTAAAAGACTTTGGAGAACAATGGACTGATTTAATGATGTCAATGCAAGCTGGACTATTAAGAGTTCAATCTGCTACAGCAGGAGTGTTACTTTGGTTTGATAAATTATTAGGGTTATCAGGAAGGGCAAAACAAGAGAGAATATTAACTTTTGCAAGGCAATCTGATGATGCAAAGATTCAAGCAGCAGTAGCACAATTTGACAAAGTAGGAGGAGCTAATAGTGGTGGAGCAGTAAGGCAAAAACTTCTTCAACCAGTACTAGAAGCGGCGACTCCTGCGTTTAATAAAATGATAGAAGAGGCAGAAGAAGGAAAACTCTACGGAGGAAGCAAGTTAGAAAGTACAGATAAGGAAATCGAGCGTTTAGAAAGAATATTCCATATGAAATCAGGTGATAGAGAAGCATTAGAAAGAACACTTGAAATTGAAAGAGAGGTTGAAGGAGTACAGAGTGGACAAGTAGATAAATTAAAAGAAAAACTCAGATATAAGAAAGAGCTTGAAGATGCAAACGAAGTACTAAAGAAACAAGAAGAAGAATTAAAAGCCGTATATGACGCAATAGGGGTTTCTATTAGAGATGGATTAGTCGAAGGAATTAACGCAGCAATTGATGGAACGAAGACATTAGGAGAGGTTGCTTCTAATACGTTCAGAAGAATCAGTAATGCGTTATTAAATTACGGAGTCAATTTAGGGCTTTCTTCTCTTCCTGGTGGAGTAGGTACTTTCTTCCAAGGTGCTTTAGGAATGGCTGGAACACCAACGGCTCCTACGGCTCCTACTGCTCCTACTAAATATGTAGATCCATTGTCTGATGAATTTGCAAGGTTATATCCAGCGAAAGCAAAAGGAGGTCCAGTATTAGGGGGATCACCTTACATCGTTGGAGAAAAAGGTCCAGAATTATTTGTTCCAAGTTCTAGCGGTAATATTGTTCCTAATGATGCAATGGGAGGAGCAAATATTGTTGTTAATGTTGATGCTTCTGGTTCATCTGTTGAAGGAGATGAAGCTCAGTCAAGAGAATTAGGTAATATGTTAGCAGCAGCGATACAAGCTGAACTGGTACGTCAAAAAAGACCGGGAGGTTTATTAGTTTAAATTATGGCAACATTTCCTGGTATTACTCCTAGTTATGGATTGCGAAAATCAAGCAGTCCCAATGTAAGACAAGTTCAATTCGGTGATGGATATTCCATGAGAACAGTGTTTGGAATAAATCAGGATTTAAAATCGTATTCTCCTACATGGAGAAACATTAGTGAAACAGATGCAGATACAATCTCTGCTTTTTTAGAAGCAAGAGGAGGGAGTGAATCTTTTGATTGGACTCCTCCAGGTGAAAGTAGTTCATCTAAATTTATCTGCCTGTCTTGGTCTAAATCAATTCCATATTTAAACAGAGCTACGATCCAAGCAAGTTTTCAAGAAGTAGCGGAGCCTTAAATTATGGCAGTAGGGAATTGGCAAACAGCTACTAGTTATTCTGTAGGAGACGTAAGAAGAGCTGTAACAGATCAAGTAACGGGTTTATTTTTCAAGTGTGTTACGGCTGGAACATCTGGGTCTTCGGAGCCTCCTTGGCCGACAGATATTGCTAATGAGGTAGTTGATGGATCGGTTACATGGAGAGCGATTAGTAGTGTTTATGCGGATCTTTCAGTCTTAGCCCCTAGTGCAATTATCGAACTTTTTGAATTAAGACTGGACAATACATTGCATGGAAGTTCAAATATTACTCGTTGGCATAATGGATGCAATGAAGGAATAACAGGGGGGATAGTTTGGGACGGAAACACATACAGTAGTTTTGCAATACAGGCAGAAGGGTTTGAGCAAACTTCTACTGGCTCATTACCTAGACCTACTCTTACAGTCGCCAATACAGATGGATTGATTACAGCCTTAATTCTCGACGTTAATGCTGTCACACCTTATAACGATTTAACAGGAGCAGAAGTTAGAAGGATAAGGACTTTAAAGAGATATTTGGATGGAGAAGGGACGGCAGACCCTAACGCTCAATGGCCTGTTGAAATTTGGTATATAGACAGGAAAGACGTAGAGAACAGAGATGTAGTTAAATTTGAACTAGCTTCAAAGTTTGATTTAGCAGGACAGTTTGTTCCAAAGAGGCAGTTAATCGCAAATGTATGTCAGTGGGAATATAGAAGTTCTGAATGTAGTTATACAGGAAGCAATTACTTTGACGAGGATGATAATTCAACGGGTTCGCTTGCTTCTGATCGTTGTGGTAAAAAAGTAAGTAGTTGTAAACTTAGATTTGGACAAAACGGGCAGCTTCCGTTTGGGTCGTTTCCTAGTGCTGGAAAAGTAAGATGAAGCTAAGTGAAGATATAAAAGATCAGGCATTAATTCATGCCAAGGAAGAAAGTCCTAGAGAAAGTGTTGGACTTGTCAATATAGTTAGAGGAAGAGAAAAGTATTATCGTTGCAAGAATCAAGCAGAAGAACCTGAATTACATTTTTCTTTAGATCCTTCTGATTATTTAAAGTGTGAGAAACAAGGAGAAATAATAGCAGTAATTCATAGTCATCCAACAACGAATCAAGACCCTAGTGAGGCGGATAAAGTTGCTTGTGAAAGAAATAATCTACCTTGGTTTATCGTCAATCCAAACACTGAGAAATGGGGTTATTACGAACCATCAGGCTTCAGACTTCCTTATGTGGGTCGTCAGTGGGCGCATGGCATTGTTGACTGTTATACACTTTGGAAGGATTGGTATAAAGGTGAATTAGGTATTGAGATGAGTGAATACAATAGGCAAGATGATTGGTGGCATAAAGGAGAAAATCTTTACCTTGATAATTTCAAAAAAGAGGGAATGAGAGAGGTCAAGTTAGAAGATATTCAATATGGGGATATTATTTTGATGAATATAGAAAGTCCCGTTCCAAATCATGCAGCAATTTATTTAGGAGAAAATATTATTTTGCACCACGTCACTAATCGTTTATCGAGTCGTGATGTTTATAAGTGGGGAGGCTATTATCATAAGATGACGGCAAAGGTATTAAGGCATGAAAGTCGTTAAGGTCTACGGAGCTTTAAAAGAACGATTGGGAGGTCAAGGAACCTTTGAATTAGATGTTTTCAATGCTGCTGAAGCGATTAGAGCTTTATGTGCAAATTTTGTTGGACTTGATAAATGGTTGGTAGACAGCCAACAAGACGGACTGGCTTATAAAGTTTTACTAGGAGAAACTGAAGTAGGAGAAGATAATTGTGAAAACCTTTTATATCCTTGGAGTGACAGAGAAGTGTTTCATATAACACCTGTTCTTGTTGGTTCAGGAGGAAGAGGATTCGGCAGTATTTTATTTGGAGCTGCTCTTGTAGGTTTGTCTTTTGTTACATTTGGCGGATCTGCTTTATTTGCAGGTGGAACGGGTTTGGGTTTAACAGGTGGTGCTATATGGGCAGGTGCAGGCTCCAGAGCTTTAGGCATGATTGGTTTTGGACTTATTGCAGGAGGAATATCGCAGATGCTTACTCCTGTTCCTAAAGCACCACCTGAAGCAAGTAAATTAAAAAGCTTTTCTTTTAGTGGGATAGAGCAAACAACACAGCAGGGCGGTCCAATCCCTATTGTTTATGGAAAATGTTTTGTTGGAAGTGCTGTTTTAAGTGCAGGTATTGATACATTTGATGCATGACTGAACTTAATTCAAAACTAAAGATTGTTGGCTCTGGAGGAGGAGGAAAAGGTGGCGGTGGTGGAAAATCGCACACTCCAACAGAAGCAGATGATACGCTTCAAAGTTTTCAACGAGTAGAAGTTATTGATTTAATCTCAGAAGGTCCAATAGAAGGAATTGTTAATACAGAAAA